GTTACAATCCCCATCTTTTATAGGCCGTAGTTTGTTTCCATAAGTTGGCACGAGTATTTGAGTCTCAATTTCAGGTTCAGTAAGAACGACTTTGTTTAGATTAACCCATAGTCTTCTGGATCTGCTTTGTTTTTTAAACAGAATATCTTCTGAATCCGAATGTTCATAACATATCTCCCAGTAAGTTGTATTTATATGAATCTCTGCCATACACTCTTGGCATACTTGATCAGGTGAGTGATAAGTAACATCTACTCCAGACAGTTCTCCTAGTCCAGAGAAAAGAATAGCTAGCGTAATTACTCCTCCTGCACCTAAAACGCTTAAAAGCCATTTATTTAAATCCTGCCATTTCATGCTTTCACCACAGTTATTTCTTCTACATAAGTCTGATTTGCTCCTTTACCAATCATTATAACTCTCCACTTTAAATTATTTCCTGTATTTGTAAAAGTATGAGATACCCCATTTGTTACACTTTCCCAATTACTTCCTCCATCTACACTCATCCAATAAGTTATAGTATCATTTCCCCAAAGAGTAGTATCTGCAGTAAGAGTTGCACTTGTTATAGTACTCGAACTTAGGAAAAGATTCTTAGATGTGGCTACTTTATTGTAAGTTTTGCTTTTATCTGAGCTAGAATCTAACTCTAATCTTCTTTTTGTAGTATCCCAATTTGCAGTAGTTGGGCTTTTTTTAAAGTTAATATCTTTAAAATCTTCGATATAAGTATTTCCTAAAGTTCCTTTAGTTCCGAATCTAGATCCTAGTCTATTTCCATCTAAAGCATACCAAAGTAAACAATCGTTATATAAAGGTCTGTTTGAATAAAACACTTTGTCTATTATTTCCTGTCTTTCATCTGAACTTATTTTCTTATTAAAAAGAGTGAACTCATCTATCTTACCATCAAACCAAGTAGTAGAATGCCCTATTTTAATAGCATCTGAACTAATAGAATCAAAAGTAACTACTACGTTACTCCATTCGTTTAAAGTTGCTGATCCTGTTTCTACGTTATCTACATAAATAGTTGGATTAGTTAATCCACTTGTAGCTACACTATTAGAATTATCATAAGTTAATTTAGCTGTACTAGTTAATTGGCATATATCTCTATTGCTTGTTTCTGGATTTATAGCTATAGAAATAGTCTGAACTCCATTTACTGTTTTTCCTACTGTAATTTCATTATCTGTACCGTTAAAATCCCCTGCACTTAGTCTATATCCGCTTGTTGTATATTGTGCGCCACCTAGGTTAGAACCTAACCAAGTTCCAGGATTAGCTGTTCCACCTGAACTATTAGCAGCTTCGTCTTTGTTTTTTCTGAATCTTCCTAAAGTAGTATGAGAAAGAATAAAAGAATCTTGTGGACTTGCCCCTAGAAATTCATTAGTTACGCTGGCAGTTCCAGCAACAGTATGCTTAAAAAGTCTAGTAAATATAATATCGTCTTCGTTAGTAGCTCTTAGTTCTATCTTTTTTATCCTTTCTTGCACTTCTCTCTGCCAATCAAAGAAGACAAAATCTCTACTTCCGAATTCATACTCAGTAGTATTAGATTCTGCTTTAAGAGTTATTTTAGTTATAATCAACTGCATGTCTTTGCCTCTTACTGTATCTACTACGTTTACTAATTCTCCTACTTCTGAATCGAAGTTTAGCTGAGGTTCTGTTCCTTTTGCTTTTACTTCAGGAGAACTGTGTACGTCTAGAAGATTCTGAGAGTATTTTCTTGCATCTGCAAATGTATCTAACCAAGGTGCAGGCACTTCTTCAAAAATCTCTCCGAAGTCAGTAATAGAATCATCATCTTGGTTTTCTACTATAACTGGTCTGTCAAAAGAATAATTAAAGTTAGGATTAGTTATTTTATTTTCAAACACTACTTTCTTTTGTTCTGCAGTTACAGTATACAATCCTGGATCTACTTCTGCTGTACCCCCTGGAATTGGACTTCCTACTTTCATAACTCCAGCTGGTTTATGTTCTAAAGTAAAAGTAGTTCCTGCGCTACCCATTTGCTGCACTGTACTGAAATTTTCAAATCCCCCTATTATTTTTACATGATTAAATAAAGTATCTTGATGTTCTTCCCAGCTTGTTATTTGAATATTATCTCCATGAGTAAAAGTTCTGCCGTTGTTTATGTTTCCTTTTGGTTCGAAATAAACATTATTGCTTTCGTCTATTCTTAACTGCCATTGTAAAGTATCTAGCATATCTTTGATTATATCTATAGCATAAGACTTAGCTATGTATTTAGTTATAGTAAATCCAGAACTAGGTCCGCTTACATAAGTTAAATTTTCAGTTCTGCCTACTACGTCTTCTACTATAGCTTCTGGACTTTGGTTTTCATAAACAGTTTCTACTCTTATGTTCATTAGTTCGTATCCTTGAGTATAAACGTCTACGGCCCACATATCTATTTCTCTTATTTCTTGTACTTTAGCTGAGAATATATTAGTAGAACCATCACTTTTTTTAAAATCTATAATAGAAGTATTATCTATATTAGGGTTTGCTTCTATACTTATAGTTCCTTTGTTTATAATGTGATCGTTAGTCTTTACAATCTGTGCAGAATCATAACTCAATTCTGTAGAACCTATAAATAATCTTAATGGTGGTGGCATTATACTAACCCCACAGTTCCAGGTTTAAAAACTAACCTCCCTGTTACTACAGTTCCTGCTCCTGCTGGATTATTAAACTCTATATCTGTTATAACTCCTGTTATTCCATTTGGATAATACCTTTCCTGAGTGAGAGTCCATTCTCTATCAAATTCAGAAGCATAAATATTATCTCTAAGATACTGTATTTGTTGAGCTACTGTAATTACTGTAGAAGAATGAGTTCCATCTGATACATCTGTACCATCATCAAATATAGCAAATTCAAAGTTTATCTCTTCAGTTTGACCTACAAATCTAAAAAATATATTTGCACTTCCAGAACGCCCAACTAAAGGAATAGCTCCAGCAGGTTGATTTTTAAGATTAGTAAGAGGTGATAATGCTCTAAATATAAATTTTAATTTAGATCCAGCTTCTCCACTTAATAATTCTCTTTCAATAAATCCATCTTCTACAGCTGCCATTAGAATCTACTACTCCTGAATACATCTACTCCTAGTTCTCTTTTTATAGTATCTATCATTTCTTGTGGAGTAACTCCATTGAAAGTTAAACTTATATTTCTTCCTCCACCTATTGCTTCTGGATTTTTAGTTGCTATAAGTGTATCTTGAGGGTGTGTTTTTATTACTTGACCACCTGGTTTAATAATTGCATCATCTACATTAAGAAATTTAAAAAATCCTACAATAGGTTCAAATATATCTTTTAATACATCTATCATACTTCTGAAAAAGTTAGATAACAAATCTCCAAACGAAAGTGTCTGCTTGTCTATTTCGGTAGCTATATCTTCCAATACCTTTATTTCATTATTTGAAACTTCTTCTGCTTTTTTATTTATATCTTTTTTACTAGTTTCATTCAATTCTGCTAGTTTATTTGATAGTTTTTCTATCTCTTTCTCTACAGCCATCTTTATAGGTGCGCTAACTCCACCTATTGCTTCGTCTAAATCTGTAATATTTCCAGAAATAATATCTAATGCTGCTTTATTTTCTGTAGCATTATCAGCTAAACTCAATAAAAATTTATCTGTAAATTCTTTAGTATCTATTCCTTGAGCTTCTAAAGCACCTCTTATGATATTTGCATTTTGAATTAAACCATTCTCTGTGTCTAAACCTGCTTTTTTCATAATATCTTGTAGTTTTACTGCTTGGAGTAAAGCTTTGGCTGAAGATTCATCTATACCTGCAGGTATCTCATCCGCCATTTTTTCAAGATCATCTTTAACTTCTTTATCTAAAGCAGTTACTGGTTCTTCTCTTTGTCCGAATAGCTTGGTCAATACTGGTTTTAATAACGCCCACATAGGTTTGAGAACTTGTTCATAAATAGGCCTTAATATCTTAAATACTCCATATAAAAGCAAATTTACTGCTAGTTTAAGTAAATCCATTATAGGTTTTAAAGAAAGAAGTAATGCTATAGGTCCTAATGCTTTAAGAATTCCAGTTAATATCCCTCCAACACCTGCTCCACCTTCCTTTTTTCCTCCATCTGTTCCCAATCCTAATTTATCTTCTAAACCTATTTTAAACTTATTTTTTAAGAAGTTTTGTATATCACTTCTTAGTTTACTTAAATCCGCCAATATTTTTAATTTTAATTCCGCCATTTTTCAAAGGTTTAGCCTTACATACACCTGCCATAAAAGATAAATACATTCGTTTATCTTCTTCATCTATTTCTTTTATTTGTTTTGGAGTCCATCCAAATCTGTCACTAAAGTTGTAATATTCTAATGTAGTTAATATTTTTTCTTTATAGTCGAACCATGGTTTTCCTCGTTGAATAAGCACTTGAATTATTTCGGATTTGCCTTCTCCCCAGAGCTGTCCGACTTCAACGAGGATTTCAAAAAATGTAATTTACCCTGTATCTTTTCTTGATAAAAAGATACTAACTTGTTTTTTTCCTCTGAGTCTAAATCATCTAGTTCTTCTATTTTCATCCCAGTTAATTCTGCAGTCATCTCATCTAAGTAATCCATGTATTTATCTAGTTTCTGTAGATTTTCTTTCCCATCTTTTACTATATCAGTTAAAAGTTTGAATCCTTTTTTAGTGTGTCTTCCTTTTGGATTCTTACACTCTATGTTTACTTCTTTACCTTCCTTAACTATTTTAACTTCCATATTCTCACCTACTGACTAACTTACAAAATATTTATATTGTCTACAGTTTCTAAGGTTTTAAGTGTACCTGTACCTGAAATATCTATAAAAGTTAATCCTCCTACAGTTGCAGTTTCATCAAAAGTAGAACTAATGCAATTTTCTACAGTAAAAGTGATTCCTCTTCTACCGCTTCCTAGAGTCACTCCGTTGTTTGCGTTTATCTCAAACTCGAATCCGCTTGGATCTGCGCTTTCGTTTATTCCAGTTGCAGTAGTTCCACTTAAAAATAGATTCTGATAAGTAGCATCTTGAAATCCAAGATTAGCTGTGAATTCAAACTTTAAATCTACTGCATGTCCTTGTTGATAAATAACAGATCCTATTCCTCCGCTTCTTTCTACTGTTTTAGTTACCGTAATACTTGCATTTTGTATTTCAGTAGCTGCAGTTCCGTTTAGTTTTACTTCACAAGTTTGATGTGGAAATACAGGTAATGTGCTAATTATAGCTGCAGAAGCACCGCCTTCTTTGGTATTTGCTGATTTACCTAAAAAAGTTACTGCTAGTTTTAAATTCTCGTTTAAAGCTATACTCAACTCTGCGCTTTCTATAAGTTGTCCTACGTGTTTTAAAACGGTATCTGTAACTAGATTATTTCCTACTTCTAAACTAGCTGCTGGTGGACTTTGTGCTATAGAAAACGTATGTGTATAGTCGTTTGTGGTATTTACAGAAACATCTGGCCCTACTATGTACTTAAATAGTCTTCCATGTTGGAAATCTCCTTCGATAGTAACTCCTGCACTGGTCATTCCGCTAGTTATCTTTTGAACCTGGATTCTACTAATACCGCTGGATTCTATTATTTCTCTAGTTAAATTTTCAGTAATATCTGAAATTATCAAACCTATATCATTTGGTGTAGTTGTACCTGCTGTACCACTTAGCCAACTTCCTCCTGCGAAAGCTGTACCTGAAGTACCTGCTGTACCACTAGTTTCTTGCCCTATTAGAGCATATTTTGATTGTGCTGGATATGTCATTTTTCTCCTCCATATTTTTCTTTTAGTAGGTCAACGACATCATCATCTAATGAAGCGTAAAGATCGTCACCTCTTTCTATAGCTTCTATTAAGCTTGTTTTGGTTTTAAACATAGTCATTATTTCTTCTGCTGTTTTTGGTCCTATTCCTTTTATGTCTTCTAGTTCTTTTTTATAGTCTAGGTCTATTTCTTTAATTTCGGTTTCTACTTCACTAACTATGCTAAAATTATGATTTGTGTCTATCAGATGTTTTGCTATATCTTCGCTTACTTCTACAGGGGTATTTCCGAACTCTATTTCGTAGCTTGGGCTACCTCTATGTGTAGCTATTATATTTGGTTGGTTAGATTTAACTAATACTTTTTTCATGTTTATCAACTCCTTATTACTTTAAATCTTTTAAATTGTGCTGGAAGTAATTTTCTCCAAAGATGATGTGTTTTATCGCTTAGATCTTGAGCAGTACCATCCCACTCTAAAACGTGATTTTCTGGAAAATTAGTAAGATCTGGATTGACTTTATTAGCTTTGAATATTCTTTTCACTTCTTTAATTACATTCAACCAGTGAGTTTCTTCGTTAGATCCTAATACCCTTATATCCATATTGAAATTCTCAAACTCATGTTTATCTACGTCTCCTACTCCTGCAGGTTGAAATTCAGAAATAGCTCTCTGAGCTAGTACAATATCTTTATTTTGATTGAAATCATATCTTTTAAATTCAGTTATCTTTTTAAACAAAGGAGTATGTCCATCTGTATTGCTAGAATTCCAATTTGAACTAAGAATGTCTAAAGTAGCTTGTAATACATCTGCTGTCATACATACTCACTATTGAGAAATTAGAAAGGGTTATTTAAATAATTTACTATATTACTATAACTTCGTATCTGTTTTTAAGTATTTTATCTACTTTTTTCTGCATTCTCTCCAATCTGCTAGGATAATCAAGTTGTGACTGTCCTGTGTCATTTAATACATTAGAACGATCATCGTTTTCTATCAATTCTATAGCAGTCATCATAGCGGCTGCCCTTCTAATATCCTTAGGTACTACTGTTCCACCGTATCTATAGGTAATTTTAGCTGCTTTTTGAGTAAAGAAAGGATAAACTAACTTCAAATAGATTATTCCTCTTTCACTATCTTGCCAATAATCGTTATTTCTACCTTTGGTTTTAGTAGAAACATAGTCAGTATAAGCTGTTCCACCTTCCCATATTTCTAGCTTATCTCCGCTTGCTGTACCCATCTCCCTTATATTTCTATGTCTTAAATGAATAGGAATTCCTGGATCTAAATAAAGATAATTAGCCGGATATTCTCTTGGAAAGTCATAAAATTCGTTAGAAACAGTCTTCTCTCTCCATGCACTTCTAGTAGTTTGGTCTATTTCATCCTGTACGTCTTCTATCGTTTCTGAAATCTGAGCATCAGTAGGTATAGAAGTACCAGAAAAAGGGAAGTTTAACTGTAATATTCTTCTTACATCTGCTGTCCCGCAATATGTGGTCACCATATAAACTACCTTAATCGCTCATATTTAAATAATTTTCTAAAGAACTACCCTCTAATTACAGTCCAAAAGATTCTTCCTTTAGCTTTATGTACAGTTACAATGGAATCTCTGTCAATCTGTCCTTCTAAGATACTTACCGTTCCAGCACTTCCAGCTGGCCACGGTCCATAAATAACAGCTGATGTCATCTTCCGTAAGCGTACCAAAGCCCCCCTGTTCCATTAGATACTATAGGTACTGCAGTTCCACTTCTAGGCATAGAAGCATTAACTACAGCGGCACTTCCTGCATCGCTAATAGCACTCGCAGTTCCTTGAAGTCTTAGAAAATCACATATAGCTAACCCAGTATGGACCTCTCCAGCTGTGCTAATATAAGTTCCATGAGTAAACTTTTGATCCCCTATCTTGTTTACTACCCCTCTTGTTCTAGTTGAGACTTTTGCCATTGTTATCTACCATAAGCGAACCAGTTACCACCATTAGCTGCTGGTACTATAGGTACTGCGCTTCCTTGCATTGGAAATGTTGCATTAACTACAGCGGCACTTCCTGCTACAGTAGCAGAACCTTGAAGATCTAAAAAATCACAGACTTCTAGTTTAGTGTCTATTTCTCCAGATGCTCCACCTGTGTAAATTCCTGTAGTAACGGCTCTATCTCCAATAACGTTTCTATCTCTTCTGGTTAAAGTTGAAATAATTGCCATAGTATCACCTTTTCTTCCTAACTTTTTTGATATTTTTCTTGATCGTTTCTATCGAATCAAACTTTTTAGGTTTTTTAATTACTTTTTCTTCCTTTAAAAAGTGTGATTTAATAGTTTTGATGTCCTTTTTAGACACTTTAGGCCCTATTTGGTAGCCTTCTTCTAGATCATCTATGAAGTCTTTTCGATTTAGATAGGCTTTAAGGATCTCTTTTTTGGTATCCTTCTTTATTTTTAAAGAGTTTACTTCTTCTTCAAACAACTCTTCTTTGGTCTTTTCTGGCTCTTTAGGTAATATTTTCTCTATTATTCCTACTTCTTGAAACTGCTTTTTATTTCTAAAAAAAGCAATATCTTCGGAGTTATCTACTCTAAAAGGTTTAATTCCGAAAATGACATACCTAAATCCACTCGGACCATCATAAGTAGTCGAGCTTGAAGAGTTAGTTGTAAATATAAACTCTACCATTTTAAGTCCTCACTATAGCCATCCAATCTCCTGACATTGTATTAGATCCATCTATTTCATGGACTCTAATGGATCCAGATTCATGCGCTCCACTACCGCCTTTATTCTTTTCAGATAAAACGGCTGCTGAACCTGTACTTACTAATACTGATCCCCCTGTTGCTGTTGCTACTAATTGTGCTGATCCTACTGTCAAATCGAAACCTAATATTGTTCCACCACCTGTTGGTATAGTTCCAGAAGCGGCCCCACTAGTTGTCCAAGTGCCTGAAACATAGCCCACATCTCCTCTAACTAGTGAGCTTCTGTTTGATGCACCTGTTACCGTTGCTGTGAAGGCCATTTTCTACAACCTCACAATAGCATACCAGTCTCCGCCTGTGGTATTAGATGGATCTATATCTTCAATTCCGATATAACCATTTTTGGTAGTTTTAACTGCTGCTGGATAATCTGTATTTTTATTAGATAAGACTACTTTAGCTGTACCTGATGTTATTCCTGCTGATCCTACGGTTAAACCATAGCCTAACACTATAGAACCTCCAGTTACTATAGTTCCTTCTGTTACTGCTGAACTTGTCCATGTTCCTGAAACAAATCCTACGTCTCCTCTAACTATGGAGCTTCTATCAGTAGCTCCTGTTGTTGTATAAGCAAATCCCATATTTAACACCTCACTTCAGATCCCTTATCTGACCTTGTACTTTAAAGAATGTGCAAATTAACTCACCTGCTGTATAGAACATTCCTTGTGTACCTAGCCTGTTTATTGGGAAAGGATTTGGATTTGTTGCACTCATTCCTGCTTCGAAGTATAGCGTTGGATACATAAGAGCTATAAATAGCCTTGGTACTCCATTTTCGTCATTTTCTGTAGTATCTAGTGTATATATTCTGCTTATAGTGTCTTTTTGAACTGCTTGTGAGCTGAATACAGGTATACCATATACCATAGCTACTCTAACTCCTGCGGCAATTCCTTCTTCAGTTTGAACACCATTTACTCCTACTTGAACTAATTCGGATCTTTGGAGAACTCCTCTGTATCTTACCTGGTTTTCATATAAACCAAAGATTTTGAACAAAGTGTCATCTCCAGTAATAATTAAATTAGTCCTTGCTCCGTTGTTTTTAAGTGTGGCTAAGTGATCTCTAATAATCTCGTCAGTCATAAATCGATCTACTCCTGCTGCCTCATCACATACAGCGTCAGCCCATGTATTAGCTGATCTGTCTATGTTATAAATGTCTTCATCTCCTGCTGTAGTACCTAAGTTAGTGGCTGCAGTTGAGCTGAATGTAACTCTATCAATAGATTCGAAATTATCTCCAGCTAGTGTGTCTACATCAACGCAAAGTTGTTCGTTTATTCTCTTTGCATGTAGAGTTGAAAAATAACCTCTAAGAAACTCCATGTCCCCTAAAGCATCATCTCCTTTTGCTACTAACCCTTCTTGAACGTATGAAACATCAAAAGTATGTACTACTTGTTTGACGTTGGCTTCAATCTCGAAGAATGTAGGTTTGATTGTGTCTGGAATTGTACCGTTTTCGGTAATTCCGCCACTTGCTGTACTTCCTGCATCTGCAGTAATTGCCCTCCAACCTGATTTAGCCCATGGTCTTTTAGGTACTAAACCAAATACATTAGCTTCGTTATTTAACTGACTAAATGCTTGTGCGCCATATACTGCGTTAAATACACCAGTAGTAGAACTTAAAATAGGTGCATTTACTTTCTGAACCATTTGTGGTCCATAAAATCCTTCCAAAAATTGGTGGATATTTCTTAATTGTGCTACTGCCATTTAGATCACCCCCTCATTGTCTATATCACGCATCATTTTGTGAACCTCATTCCAGGTCTTTCTTGTCTTTCCAGTTACTAAATCCATAGCTGTTTTAGACATTTTCTCTGCTTTTTCTACAAAGTTCTTAGGACCTGAAGGTCTTGGAGTGCTAGTTTTTTCTACTAATTCCCCTTTTAAATCTTTTAGTTGTTTTTGGACTTGTTTAAGTTGTTTAAACACGTCTTGATCATTTGGAGCTTCTGGTTCTGGAGCTTCTGGCTGTTCTGCAGCTGGTTCTTCACCTTCTATTTCTCCTCTTGCTTCTTCTTTTTTAACTTTCTTTTTCTCTTCTGCAGCGTCATCTTCTTCCATGTCTCCTTCTTCTTGTTTCTTTTTCTTTTCTTCTGGTTCTTCTTGCTTTTCTTCCTCTTCTTCTTGTTTCTTTTTCTCTTCCATATCGTCTTCTTTCTCTTCTTCTTCTTGTTTCTTAGCTTCTTTAGGTTTCTCTTCTTCTTGCTTTTCTTCTTCCATATTTTCGTCTTCTTTCTTTAACTTCTCTATTTCTTTCTTAAGAGCATCAATTTGCTTCTTTTTTTCAGAAATAGTCTTTTTAGTGTCTTCTTTCATAGTATCACCTTTTTTAATGTTCTTATTTGAGCTTGGGTTATTTAAATAATTTTTGTTTTTATCTATTTTTCCCCAAAAATCATCAACTTCAGACTTTTTGGTTATTTGTGCCTGACATACTGCAAAAGCAGCCTGTTCTTTAGTTTGCGTTGGATCTCTAGGTTTAAATTCTGGATCTTCCATTAGTGATTGTACACATATATCTAGTTCAGCTGGTTTAATCACCTCTCCTTTTCCTTTATTAGATTTAGCTACTACAGAAAATGCTTCTGTAAGAGCTAAAGGATTACATGGATCGAATACACTGGCTGTTTCGAACTGATTGAATCCTTCTAAAACTTTAACTTTCTCGCCAGTTACTTCATCTTTTCCTGTGGATTCTGAGGTATTAAAACCCCCTACACTTGCTCCAGTTCTCTCTTTGTTTTGTATTTCTGACCATACTTTATCATCTAATTCGTTATGATCAAAAGTTTTATCTAGATGTAATACTCCAAGGGATCCTGTTTTAGGATGTTCCATTAGTTTCCAGGCTATAGTTTTTCCTATTACCCTATTAGTATGTTCATCAGTTACTGGTCCTCCTCTTTCTAGTAGAATATCTTGTTGTTTTACTATGTCTTCCATAGGTATTAACTCACCTGCGTTGTCTTTCATTTCTACGCTGGCCCATGTAACACTTAGTCTTTCTTCTGCTTGTTTGACTAATTCTCTAATTTCTTCAAGATCTTCAGAATTTTCAAAATTTTCTATTATTTCCTCTGTAGATGTACCTCTTTTTTGCCCTTTAGATGTAAATAATATTTCCATTAGTACCACCTTCTTTTAGTGAGATAATCCCACCATCCTTCATAATTAAAATAGTTCATAATCCGAACTCCATTTTAGCTTGAGATATAGCTGGCTCCATATAGGGTGAAGGATCTATGCCTCTTTTTTCTATTGATTTTGCTATAGCCCAAGAAACTCTCTTTGCTTCGTTATCATTAGTTATACCTAGTTTTCTCCTAACCCATTTAAAAAGGGAATCTGGAGGGGGCATTTGTCCTGGATTCCTTCCAAATTCCACTAAATCAGCGTATGGAGCAGGGTAAACTATCTCTTTTTCTAAAAATCTACGGTTTATATTAGCTGTCTTGAGTAAAGTTCCTGTGTCTATTTTCTTTTTATCTATTATATTTTCTTGACTTAATTGGAATATTCTATCTTGTACCTGATCCATAAATTTGTCTATTTCTTTCAAAATTACATCTTCTGGACTAGGCATGTTATTTTTATCTAAGAATTGATTTAAATAATTTTCTAAATCGCTTTTAACATTCTAATCAGTTTATTATAATTAAGTCTCTGTTCTATAGGTAAACTAAGTTGTTTGTTTATTAAAACAGAAAGATCTAGATCAAAAAAGAAGTTATTTACCTTTAATAATGGAGAAAACAAAGGATAAGAGAATTTGACATTCTTACTTACTGAGTTTATTACCTGGAAATTAGTCTGCATTTCTAATTCAACTGGAGCTTTTATATCAAATCTTAACTCTCTATGTGCTGGAAGGAGTATTTCTGGCCTTCTTCTAATAGCAGAAACTCCACCTTTTCTTTTCCATCTACCGAATCCTTTAGTAACTATTAACTGTTCGTTTCCAAATCCCTGAGTTATAATTCTGTTCATGCTGGATCTCTTCTAAATATAGCATATTTACTAGGATTTCCAGATTCATCATATAAATCATACGTTCTTAAAGCTGTACTTCCATCATCATCGTATTCTATCCATTGGTTTGCTGTAATCTCCCATTTGTTAGTGGCTATTTTTCTTACTTGAGTTACTTCGTTATTTTCATTAGTTCCAAATACGTATCTGTCTGAACCTGTTAAACTAGAAGTGCCATCAGCTCTAAAAGAATAGGTATTTTCTTCATCATAAGTAGTAAAATTATATTTATAAAAACCATCTCCAACTTCAGTCATAGCTGCGTCTGTAATAACTAACGCATTAGTATCTACATTTCTTATTCTTATAGTTG